CAAAGTCTAGATATGTTACTGTAGTTAGAGATTTTGTAGTTTCTGGTTATGTTAATGATTCTGGTTATTCTTCAAGAATTCAATGGTCTGCACTTAATGATGAAACTAGCTGGACTACTTCAGCAACTACTCAAGCAGACTTTCAAGATATTCCTGATGGTGGCTCAGTAGTTGGGATTACAGGTGGTGAATTTGGCTTAATCTTTATGGATAGGTCAATTCATAGAATGTCCTATGTTGGTAGCCCTTTAGTGTTCCAGTTTGACAATATCTCTAGAAACTTAGGGTGCTATGAGGCTAACTCTATTATTCAGTACCAAGGGGTATCATTCTTCTTATCTGATGATGGATTCTATGCCTGTGAAGGTCAGAATATTATTCCTATCGGTAATGAAAAGGTAAATCGCTTCTTTTATAGTGATGTAGATGAAGTATTCCTTAGTAATATGTCGGCTGCTATTGACCCATTTAGAAACCTAGTAATTTGGTCTTATTCAGCTAAAGGTCAGGGCGGTAATGTTAATAAGTTATTGATTTATAACTTTGAAACTAAAAAATGGTCATCTGGTAATACGGATGTAGACCGAGTGGCTGATGCTTCTACTCCATCTGTAAGTCTAGAAGGCTTAGATGCTTTCTCAACCAGTATTGATGCCTTAACAACAAGCCTAGATTCTCGTCAATGGATTGGTGGAAAGATGATGTTTGCTGGGGTAAGAAATGCAAAAATAGTAACATTTACAGGAGCTAATCTTACTGCTACAATTCAAACAGGAGACTTGTCGGCTGAAAATCGTAAGACTGCCTTAACTTTAGTCCAACCTATTGTAGACAATGGTTCTGCTAGTGTGGCTATTTCTTCTAGAAACCTACTATCAGAACTAGTAACTTTTGGCTCATCTGTAGCTGCGGATTCAGAGAATAGGGTTTCAATTAGAAGCATGGGAAGATACCACCAATTAGAATTTACTCCATCAGGCGATAACTGGCAAACAGCTATCGGTGCTGATGTTGAGCTTGTTCCTATGGGTGGAAGATAATGTATAGACTGTTGCCACCATTCGGCTCAGACCAGCGAGGTGTTGCTGAAGTAGTCAATGGCATTATGAATGGCAAGACAAACAATACTGGTACTGTAACTTTAGCAACAGGCAATGCAACAACTACTACTATTAATGATGCTCGAATTGGTATAGATTCAGTTATCTTATTAGCTCCAAGCTCTGCTGCTGCTATTGCTGATACTGCGCCTTATGGAGCTTTTCAAGACTCTACAGACCAAACAGCAGCAAGCACTACAGTTGCATATCCAATGACATTTAACACCACAGATTTTTCTAATGGTGTTTATTTGTCTAATAGCTCTAGGATGAATGTAAGAAATGCTGGTATTTACAATCTGCAATTTAGCGTACAGTTACAAAATACAGATAATGTACAACATACTGTAGATATTTGGTTTAGAAAAAATGGTACTGATATTGCAGCATCAAATAGTATGTTTACTGTACCGGCAAGAAAAAGCGCAAGTATTTATGGTCATCTTATTGGAGCTATAAATTATTTTGTAGAACTTGCAGCAAATGATTATGTAGAAATTGTATGGCGAGCAGAAAGTACATTAGTTTCAATAGAACAATTGCCAGCGCAAACTAGCCCAACAAGACCAGCAACACCATCAGTTATAGCAACAATGCAGTATGTAGCTCCTAATGCAATGGACAATGTTTATATTAGTTCACAAACAAATGGAAGTGCAGTAATTACTCATTTTGCCAATAGTACGGCAAACAAAACTTACAAATATATAGTAGTAGGATAAAAGGAAACCATCATGGCAGTTCAATCAACAACTTCAACTTCTAGCATTGACCCAGCTTTATTGCCTTATTTGCAAACAGGCTTGGAAAGAGCGCAGAGTTTATTCTTGACTGGTGAGCAACCTAGATTTTTTGAAGGTCAAACCTATGTCAGTCCTTCTGCTCAAACTCAACAGGCTCTAGCTCAACAAGAGGCTCTAGCAACTCAGGCAAGTCCTGTATTGCAACAGGCTCAACAAGCCTACCAACAATCATTGGGTGGCATTGGTGCTACTGCTGGTGGTCAGTTCTTAGGTAGTAACCCTTATCAGCAAGCTATGATGCAAGCTGCTACTAGACCATTAGAGCAACAATTTTCAAATCAGGTATTGCCAAATATTGCTAGTCTTTTCTCTAAGTCTGGTCGCTATGGCTCTGGTGCAATGCAGGGTGCTTTAGGACAAGCCTCAGAATCTTATGGTCGTGCTTTAGGAGATATTACTTCTAATATTGCAGGACAACAGTACCAGCAAGAGAGAGGTTTACAGCAACAAGCGCAATTAGCACAAGCTCAATTGGCAGCAGCAGCTCCAAGCATCTATGGTCAACAATTCCTACCTACTCAGCAATTAGCTCAAGTTGGTGCAGCAAGAGAAGCAATTGCAGCTCAACCATTGCAAGAGCAGATGCAAAGATTCCAGTTTGGTCAGCAGTTACCATACCAACAGTTATCTGGCTACTTATCTTCTGTATATGGCTCACCTATGGGTAGCTTTGGAACTCAACAATCAACCACAAATTTACCTAGCAATCCATTAATTAATACTGCTGCTGGTGCTGGTCTAGGCTATTTAGGTGGTCAGGCTCTAGGTTCATTCCTTGGAAATACACCATTTAGCTTAACTTCTCCTAGTGGTTATGGAGTGGCTGGCGGTGCTTTGGGTGGTGCTTTAGGTGGATTATTATTCTAATATGAATACAAACATCAAACAAGTTGCTGGGTTACTGCAAAGCTATGGCAATAATGGCGATACAGTATTAGCCCATATTACTCCAGAAGAAGCCCAACTTTTAAAAGACTTGGGTGGTGCTGGAACTATTAACCCAGATACAGGATTGATTGAGTTTGGATTTGGTAGTTTTATTAGTAGCGCATTTGGTGGTGTAGCAGATTTACTTGGTGGAGCTGCGGATATAGTTGGTGATACAGTAGGTGGTGTTGTTGATACAGCAGGCGCTTTTATTAAAGACCCTGTAGATTTTACTGGTAACTTTATTGACAATGCTTTAGCTAATCCAGCCAAAACTGCTGCTTCTGCTGCTCTAGCTTACTTTGGTATGCCATATATTACTGAGGCTCTAGGCGGTGCTGCTGCTTTGCCATACACAGAAGCATTTGATGCTGCTAACTTAGCATCCCAAGGTTTAGATGCTGCTGCAATTGCTCAGAATATATCTGCTACAGGATTAGACTCATTTTTAGCTGCTGATATTGCTAACTTAGCATCACAAGGTTTAGCAGCAGACCAAATCTCACAAGTATTGGCATATTCATATACTCCTGCCGAGTTGGCTGGTACAGGTATTAAGTCATTAGCTACAGGTGTAGCACAAGACTCTGGCTTAGGTAAAATTGCACAACAAGCATTAAAAGCTAATCAAGCAGTAGGCTCATTATTAAGTGGTCAGCAAGTAAACCCATTACAGCCTATGCAAGCAGGAGCAGGCGGTCAAATCAAAAGAGCTGGTGTAGATTACTCTCCTACTCTTAATTTATTACAGTCCCCACAAGCATCAACTCCGAATATATATTCATTGTTAGGATAACAAAATGGCACTATTAGACACAAATCCACTAGCCCAATTATTTGGGCAAGAGCAATATGGGCAGATGAAGAATGAAGCCCTAAATATGGGTGCTTTAAATGCTATTGCTCAACTATTATCGCTATCTGGAGCGCAAGCTAGACCAGTAGGCACAGGTCAGGCAATTGGTCAGGCTTTGTTAGGTGGATATAGTGGTTATCAAGGTGCAATGGATAGAAGCCTAAATGAGATGCTTAAAGGTACACAAATATCTGAATTAGTCCGCAAGCAAAAAGAATCTCAGCAGTTAAAACAATTATATGCAAGTGCAGCTACCCCTCAATATCAAACAACTCCTGCTTTAGTGCCAGAAGGTCAAACCATGAGAGATGACCAAGGTATGCTAACAATGGGTACAACACCAGAGCAAAGGGCTTTGACTGGCTACACTTATGATATTAATAAGATTGCACCAGTATTGGCTGGAATGGGAAGATTTGATGAGTTAGCCAATATTGAAAAAGCATTGCCATTATTAGGCGGTGCAACAATGAAGATGTCAGATGTTCCTAGCCAAGTAAAAGAAGCAGTTAGTGTTTTAGGTATTAAAGATGAAGGTGGAAGATTAAAGACACCAGATAAGTTTACTGATGAGGACAGAACAAGAGTTCAAACTTATATTACTCAGTCTGACCAAGCAAAAGCACCTAAGATTAATACTGCTGACCCTACTGCTGTTGCTCAAGCTGCCTCTGGAAATGTCAAAGAGTTTAATGCTCAAGTAAAAGACTATAGAGAAGTTGCTAGACGATACAATGCTATGGTAGGTGCAGCAAAAGATAAAGAAAACCCAGCAACAGACTCTACACTAATCTATGGTCTAGCCAAGATTTATGACCCACAAGGTGCTGTGCAACAGGGTGATATTGCCACCATCAAAGGCAAGTCAAGTATTCCTCAGTCTTTAATTGGTTTGGCGCAACAGATTGATAGGGGTGGTTCATTAACTCCTAGACAAAGAGATGACATTATGGCTACTGCTTATGGCATGGTTAATAGTTACTCTAAGAATGTTCAAGCTGATGTTGATACTTACAAGTCATTTGCTAAAGATTTTGGCGCTAATCCTAATCAAATTAAGAGTCCTTTTGAGAATATGGAAAAACCTGATGAATTGCCCTTTACAATAGGTAATAAAAGAATAATTGGAAAAAAAGGTAAAGATGGTGCTTACTATGTTCAACAAGGTGATAAATTTTATAAAGTGAGTGATTAATGGCTACTCTTACACTAGTAGAAGGAAACCCATTTGAGGGTGTTGCAAAACCATCAACTCAAGTGATGACAAATGAAGATTTAGGAGTAGCAAAGTTACCAGTACCAACATCTGAAACACCAGAGTATCTAGGAGCTAAAGTAAGCCTTCCTGAGAGCTTTAAGATGTTCATGGGAACTATGGCTACTACTGACCCTAGAGCTTTACAAGACATCATTTTAAAGTCTGTAGAAGGCTCTCAAGGCGGTGAGGATGAAAAGGGTAACCCTTATGTAGTTATTGGTGGAAAACCATTCTATACAAACAAACAAGGTTTATCTCCTGTTGATGCAGTCGGTTTTGTGGGTGATATTATTCAATTTATACCAGCTGCTAAACTTGCTAGTGTTGCTAAAAGTGCAGCTACTAGACTTGGTATTGCTGGAGTAACTAGTGGTGGAATATCTGCTGCAAAAGAAACTGCTGCTCAGATGCTAGGTTCTCAGCAAGAATTTGACACCTTTAAAGTAGGTTTAGATACTGCTTTTGGTGCAGGCGGTCAAGTTGTTGGTGATGCTTTAGCTACTTATTTAAGAGCTAGAAAGCCAGTATTTAACTCAGCAGGAGAAGTTTCTGGTCAATTTAAAGACATCTTAAAACAATCAGGTATTAACTTTGATGAGTTTGGCGAAAAGGGTAAAGAAGCCATTGTTAGCGCTTACAGGAATTTAGGTAGTAAATTTGCACAAGAAGCTGACAGAATTACATCTGTAGCTAGTGCAGCCGACACAGGAAGAATACCTTTAACTCTTGGTCAGTCTACTGGTGATGTAAGACAGATTGCTAGTGAAGAAGCCATGAGAAATGCTGGCAGAGGCAAGTTAGCTCAAAACATTATGCAAAGATTTGACCTTGCACAAAGAAAAGCTATTGAAGAAGAAGCTAGTCTTGTTGGTCAAGTAATTGCTCCACAAGCTAGAGCTGTAAACCAGACTGAAGCTGGCGGCACTATCTATGAAATGCTTAGAGGTCAAAAGCAACAGATGAAGGCTGGAGTTACTAAGGCTTATGATGCTACAGATTTAAGAGCTTTAAATATTCCTGTTGCTGCTGTTGATGAAATGCCATTTAGAGTTCAAAAAGTTATTCAAGAACAAAATTTAGTATTTGACCCAGAATTAACCCCTTCTGCTGTAAAAGCATTTAATGAGGTTAAAAATGCTGTTCCAAAGATGGATGGGGTTACAGTTACTGATATTAATTTAAAGTCTTTAGAATCAACAAGAAAGAAACTAAACTCTTTTTATGGTACTGCTGCTAACGATACAGATAGAACAGTTATTAGCACAATTAGAAATGAGTTTGATAGCTGGCTAGATGACACAATTACTAAAGGATTAGCTTCTGGTGATGCTGACCAATTGGCTAAGTTAAAAGATGCTAGAGGAGCTGCGAGAGATTACTTTGCTAAGTTTAAGGTAGACCCTAAAGCTCCAGATGTTGATGCTCAAAAGATTATCGATAAGATTGCATCTAAGGATTTAACTCCTGTAGAAACAATGAATTATCTATTTGGAACTTCAAAGATTGGTGAAAACCAAGTAGCTGTAAGGGTGGCTAAAAAGTTCAAAGACATCTTTGGTGAAAACTCAGACCAGTTTAATGAGTTTAGACAAGCTGCTTATATTAGATTGGTGCAAGATACTCAAGGCAATGTAAAGCCGGCATCAAAAATTGTTAAGGAAGTAGATGAGCTTATTATGGGCAAAGGCGCACAATTGGCTAATGAGATATTTACCCCAGAACAAGTAAAGTCTTTGAAAGAGTTTAGAACTGCATTAGCTAAGACAGTTACACCATCACAAGCAATGAATCCATCTAAGACAGGTTATGAAATTGCAAGACTTGGTGAGGACTTAATGAAGGGTCTTGGCTTAATAACAATGGCTGGTGGTGATGTTGCTACTGGTGCTAGTCTTACAGCAGCTACAGGTCTAGTTAAGCCAGCAAGAGGTGCTGTTTCAGCCTTCCAAGCTACAAGAGGTCTTTCCGCACCAACTTTACAGGGTACTTATGGTGCGCCTGTAGGAGTTGCTGCTG